CACGCGGCATCTTGGGAAAGAGGGTGGGGAAACGCGTGCCGGGCCGCACGATAATGCGGAATCCGGTGGGGGCTGCGCCGGTGCCGGCGTCCTGCCACCCGTCGGGGATGGCAGGCAGAACGGGCGTCCAGCCGAGGCTGGGGGTGGTACGCGAGACGGTGCCCCAGGGGGTGCTGCAGATATATCCGACAATATTTTCCATAGGAATCCTCCTCTCTCCCAGACCGGACAACTCTCAGGGAGATCTCGTATTTCCCGGAGCCGGGGCTCCGGGCTCTTATTTTATTGCTCCTGCGGCGGCTGCCAAACCGCTTCCATCATCCACGTTCCCGGCCCCCATACATTCGGCACAACCCGGATTCCGTCCCTGTGCCACATGGCAATCAGAGCGGAGTCTCTGGAGAAGTACAGCTTGCCCTCCGGCTCGAACCGCTCGGCCCACTCCGGCGGCACGCGGTCCGGCGTCCACGCCTCAGGTGGCATAGCTCCCGGAGCGTACCGTTCCATCCATGCTGCGTACACGTCACGGAACTCTGTGGAGTTCTGCGGAATGCAGCCGTCCAGAATCTCTGCTATGAGGCTCGGCGCGATGTTGTACACCTGCGGCCCCTCGTCGGGCACGATGCCGTAAATACGCATTTCAATCATAACAGCAGCTCCTCTCTCACAATCTCCGGGTGGTATGTGACGTTCTCGTTTACCCACGCCGTCACTTCTTCCTTACTCATCCGTTCCACGCAGTACTTGTACGACGCGACGGCCACGTACGATATAGAGCTTGCTATCTCGATGAACGTCGGGTAGTCCCTCTCATCGAATGCAGCGCAGTCCATAGTGCAGTACTGCACATACGGCAGGTCGTTTATGCCCATGGCGATCACCTCGTCCTGCGTGTGCCAGCTGCCGATGCATCGGGCCATGTGGTTTACTGTGGCCGGTATCATGCGGGACAGCCCTGTGGTGGCGGCTCGTGCGTGCGCAGCGACGAAGTCGTCGAGGCCAAAATGTGCTACAGCAGCTCGCCCAACGGCGGCAGGTGTATCGCCATCAACCTGCGTTCCGCCCTTGAACGGGTACTTCGCCCACTTCAGGCGCCCGCCCTCATTGAGTATGTACGCTCCATCTCCGGCAGCAAGCGCGTCTATTATGTCGCCAACGGGAACGTTTACCGCGCGTGCAACCTGTGCAGCTCGGAACATATCGCACATGGCTGGGTGCCTCTCCAATATGACCCTGCTGTTCGGTTCATAGAGCGCCTGTCCCGCCCACTTGAGGGCCTCCTGACACCGCTGCCACGCCCCGGGCGTCCTGAGGTCGCCAACATGGGCGATCATGAGCAAGTCTACTACCTGCTCTATGACGGCGTTGGCGGAGTCCTTCGGTATTTTTTCGAGGGCGATGGCCCTCACACTGTTGATCGGCCACGTCATGTCAAGGACAATTTCCATCGCGAGCCGGACGGCCTCTGCGTCTGCGTTGGACGTTCCGTCCCACTCATCTCCGAACACGAGTTCGCGGGCATATGCAATGGTTTCTCTACAGATAATTTGCACAGTAGTTACCTCCTTCTGTTACAGAATATCACACGTCGGTTACTGCTTGCAACCCGCATCGGGCCATGGGCGCAAAAAAAAGAGGGTCGGACTCATCCAACCCTCTTTGGTATGCTTCGCAGATACATACCGCTTCATGTATAGTATCCAACAAATAGCGATTCGCTTCAACTCGCTCCGCTGCAAGGAATAATTCGGGCGTATTCCAGTTTTCTGCCCCACAGCTTACCCACAAAATCAATCTGCCAATCCCAGCAGACTACGCCAATCTTCGGGTCGCCGGCGAACCGCAGCAGTTTGGTCAGGTTGCAAGTGAGGAACTCCACAGCCTGCAGCGAGCCAACCAGCGCGTCGCACCGGTACATCGCAGCGGCCTGTATCTGCTCCGGCGCAAACTGTTGGTGGAGGATATCCTCCGTTGAGTTCTGAGAGAGGAACCGGAGCCCGCGCACACCGTCAATGGTTGCCGGGACGTAGCGGTACTCCTGCCCCGTGCAGTGCCTATCATATACAGCAGCAGCGAGCGTATTCTGCATATTCCGTTGCTGAAGCATATGCAGCAGCGAGTCGTCGGACGGGGCGATGAGCAGCGCCTCGTATTGGTGTATCGGTGTTTGGATGTCGGATACGCGCGCTCGCTCTGCGCTGCAGATGAGTGCCTCCTGCCGCTCGCCGCTGCGAGATACGCGCAGGTTGCGTCCGTTTGTGACGGTGACGGTGCCGCAGAAGCCGGGTGAGTAAATGTACCCGCTCGCGCGCGTGCCGTTCATCCGCTGCTGCTTCTGCCCCTTGATTTTGAGGTCACGTCGGAGCACAGCTACGCTCCGGTCTGAACCATCGGTCAGTTCTGGGGATTTTGTTCGAATCAGGGGTACTCTGTAGAACTGAGTGATGATTCCCGCCGCGTACGCCATGCAGAGGAAGTCCGAAGCCCGAACATACGCGTCAACGTGCAGTTTGTCGCAGCCGGGTGCGTCGTTATTGGAGAGCGCGAGGTAGAGATTCCACTCATCTTCGGTCAGTTCTGCACGCGCCTCCGGGCCGAGCCGGACGATTCGATGCGGCGCACGCCGGATGAGCTTGTCCGCGTACATCTCCGCTACGCACTTCTCCACGTATTTCCCACTCGGATGCAGCATATTGAGCGCGCGCCGCTTGACCATGACTCCCATGGAAACCACGGTGAGAATATCGTGCTTGAGTTTGTTTTCCATAGACTATGCCTCCTTTACCCTGTCGGTTCAATAATGCTAAAACGGTTGAATTCCGTTGAATTTGAAGATAAAACAGAGGTAGGATTCCGACAGACGCAAAAATCGCGAAACCCTACCTCGGAATTTGCCCATAGCGCCTGCCCCAACGCACGCATCTGCGAGCCTGGGGAGCACCTGTGCAGCCCAATTGGCGGTGCCTCATCATGCTATTGGCACCCAACGCCGAGATCGGCTGCAAAATCAGACGTGCACGGATGATCCCGCGCCGGAGGGTAGCTGCCTGACATACCGTGAGGTCTGCTTAATCTGCAATCGTGCGGTGCTTTTTGGCGTTATCGCGTAATGCGATGGATCGGTGCGTCGTCCATGCAGCCGCACAGAATTGCCCTGAGCGAGAGATCAGTCTCCACCGTCTGCTGCCTCCAATGCACACGTCCCGTATGCGCACTTTTCTGGATACTCCCTAACGTTTGGGTCCCGCAGGACATACCATTTGCGGCCGCCGAGCCGGACGTACAGGCGATGCTCACGGTCTTGACGGACCTTGCGCACATACACGCAGTCGATCCAACCGCGACGGTAGTCATCCTCCGTGCAAGTCAGCACGATGTAGCTGCCACAGCAAGGACCGCCATAGCCATTCATGAAATACACTTGGTCGTTCAACATTTAATCATCTCCCTTCCCTCAAAAGTCATGGGCGCCGGCCTCGTCAAAGCGGCGCTCGACATACTCCATTAACGCATAGTCGGCCAGGTCCAGCAGCGCATTATCAATGGTCTCGTTGCGGACCCGATCGGTCCCCCCATCGCGGGAGAGGGCAATCAGCTGGGACACCTTGTCGTACAGCTTGCCCGCGATGTAGCACGGGATTTTCCGGCGGGCTTCCGCGTAGCCGCGGCCGTAGTCATGGTACTGCTCCTGGTAGGCGTCGAGCATGTCATCGACGATCTCGCGGTACATCTCGATGCGGGTATCTTCTTCGGGGGTAGGAAGATGGGCGGGGGATTGCTTTTTCATGGATTGCTCCTTTCGTTTTCCGGCGCGTGGGCAAAAAAAGAGGGCGGCATCATAGCTACCCTCACCCACGCAATTGTGGATGGGATATAACTACGATGCCGCCCTCTGTTGTGTCAGTGGGGGTGTATCGCGCCGGCCCTGCCCCGGGTCTCCTGCCTCGCCCTCCTACGCTATCCTCTCAGTCGAGGCCTCGGGTAGGTGGTGCGCTGTCCTGGCGGTTTGCATTTGCCTCAGGCCCCGGCGCGTTGCTGCCGGTGGACTGGCCCTCTTGCTTTTCTACTTGTAGTATAGCGCATTTTCAAGCGCTTGTCAAGCGTTTGTCAGGCGTTTTTGACAAAAAATTTTTATATTTTTGGATTGTTCAAACAACGGAACAATTGTTGCGTAACATCATGGTAGAACAATACCGACGATATTGTGATACTTAGGCAACGTGTCAGTGTAGCGGCTGTCGTAGCTGTTGGCGCGGTTGTCCCCCAGTACATATATCTCGTCATCCCCTACGTTCCACGTGCCGGGAGGCTGCGTCTCAGGCCCTTCCAGCACGCCGTCCGGGGTCTGTACGATGCCGTCATGGATGTACACGATATCGCCGGGGAGCCCCACGAGCCGCTTGCAATATATCCGCCAGCCGTCGCGGTACAAGATAATATCTCCGCGCTCCGGTTCCGGGGCAAACGGCCATCGGATGCAGCGGTATATGCGCCACGGCTGTATCGTCGGTTCCATGCTGCCGGTGGGGGTGTAGGTTAGATTCCAGCCCACAGTCAGCATCAGCAGCACCACAATAGGCAGCCAGTGCCGTCGGATGAACCTAAACATTGTCAATGAACAGCTTACGGGCCTTGCCGAGCGTAATATACTCTCGCATGGTGTCCGCGATGTTGTCTGCTTGGATGTCGGTCAGTTTGTCAACGTTGTCCGTAATATAGTCGCGCGGGTTCCATTCCCCATCCTGCGGGAGAGCGCTGTCTACACGCAGCAGCTCATCGGCGGTGACGCCGAGGGCCCGTGAGATGCGCACGATGTTCCGGGGGCTGGGCGACGATACGCCCTGCACGTACTTGTTGATGCCCGAACGGGCGATGCCGAGCTTCTGCGCAATGGCAGCCTGCGTGGTTCCGCGCTCGTTGATAAGACGCTGCAGGTTGCGGCCGATGACCTCGGCGTAATCGTAATCCTCTTGGGGCAAGTTGCTCATGTCCTATCTCCTCTCAGATAGCGTTCAAACGCATTGTATCATCGCGTCAGGCAGCCGTCAAGCGCAGCCGGGTGTTGGTAGTACGCCTCCCCAGTGTGCTTGCAGACAAGGGTGGCCAGCGTCAGCGATCCATGCGGCTGTAGGCAGCAAGCAGCTCCTCAAATAAAGCGCATGGGAAAACTGGATTTTTGCAAAATGTGTTGGTACACCAAAAACCAATACCGCAGATTCCAAAAGACAGGAAACCATGAGAAAAGCCGCCAAATGGCGGCTTTTCAGTCTTTCGGCCGGGGAGGTTTCTTATAAGAGGTCATGATCTCACTTTTCCGCGTACAGCCGCCCACACCCTGCCGGCAAAGATCTTAACCTCGCCGGTCATGGTCATGTCAGGGGCGCGCTCCCTTTCGTCCCCCTCTACCGTCGGGCCAGCCTGTTTCCGTGTGCTTTGCCCCCGAAAACCGGGGGCCATCCTCGAAACAGCCCTCGCTTCATCCGCCCCCGGCGGCGCTTCGCCCTCCACCGTCGGCCCAGCCGGTTTCCGTGTGCTTTGCCCCCGAAAACCGGGGGCCATCCTCGAAACAGTCTCGCTTCATCCGCCCCCGGCGGCGCTTCGCCTTCCACCGTCGGCCCAGCCGGTTTCCGTGTGCTTTGCCCCCGAAAACCGGGGGCCATCCTCGAAACAGGCTCGCTTCATCCGCCCCCGGCGGCGCTTCGCCTGTTTCCCTCTACCCCCAGACCTCCATCATCACGCCGCCGGTGACCGCCTCCCAGCGGTGGGCTGTCAGCTCCGCCGCGGACAGCACCGTCACCGACAGGTGGGCCGGTTTCAGCCGCTCCACCGCCCGTTTCAGGGCCGGAATGTCCGTCGGAACACGGCCCTCGCCCACCGCCAGCGCCGTGACGCTCCAATGGGCGAAGTCCTCCTCCACCTCGCCCCGGTCGCCGCCGCCCAGCGTGACGCACAGCTCCTTCAAAAAGGCGGGGGTCAGGGTGCGCCCTCCCAGCATGGCGGCACGGATGGCGGAACGGCGGTCCTCCATCGCGGCCCCCTCCCGGACGGGCAGGCCGTAGTCCCGCTCCCACAGGGTCAGCCCCCCGGTGGCGGTCTCCACGCACACCTGACCGTTCTTCTCCGCCACGGCCTCCGCCATGGCGTTTTCCCCCTGCTCCAGCGCCGCCAGCGTCTCCCGGACGGGGGAAAGCTCCGTCAAAAACTCCGGCAGTCTCATGCCTTCACCTCCGTCAGCGTCAGCGTGCCCACCACAGGCACAGCGCCCTCCGTCAGCGTTAGGCTGTCGCCGCTGCCGTTCATGGTGAAGCCGGACACATCCGCCACGCCCACGCAGTCCAGCAGCAGACGCAGGGCCTTGCCGTGGCTGACCACCCGCGTCCGCAGGGCGTTGTCCCGGAAAAAGGCGGTCAACCCCTGAGAAAAGGCGGTTTTCACGCCCTCTAAGCTGCCGCCGTCCATCAGCGTCACGGACGCCGCCACATTCACCGCCGTCTCAGCGGCGGCGATCACTTTCGCGTCCGCGCCCACGGGCCGCTCCCGATCCACGATGGCCTGGGCCTCCCGGATAGCGGCCCCGCCGGGGGCTTTCCCCTCCCGGCCCACCGCCACGATGTCCACGGTGCCGTTTCCTCTTGCCAGCGGCAGCACCTTCACCCGCAGGATGTCCGCCACCTGTCCGCACCACGCGGCGTAGTGGTCGGCGTTGCCGGAGGCGGGAGTGGCGGCCAGCGCCGCCAGCGTCCGGGCGCGCAGCTCCTCGTCCGTCTCCCCCTCCTTGCGGACGCACCCGCGATCCGCGCATACGGCGGTGAGCCACTCCCCCACAGCGGAGGACACAAAGGCCCGCCGTTCCAGTCCGTCGATCTCCATGCTCCAAAGCTGCGCCATTCCGTCGGCGCAGGCACGGAGCACGTCTCCGGCAAAGGTGCCCTCGGCGGCGCTGCCGGGGCCGGTGTAGGCGGCTGTCAGCAGCCGCAGCATTTCTTCCTTGGTCATCTGATCGAAACCTCCGTTTTCTGGGTAAACTCCTCATAGACGGTGTGCACGGTGAACCGGGCCTCCACCCGGCTCCCCTTCTTCGAGAAGGAGAACCCGTCCACCTCCCGGATATAGGGACACGCCAGCAGCGCGTCCCGCACATACTGCCGCACCTGACTTTCCAGAATGCCCTGATCCACGCAGCCCCCCAGCAGCAGCGTCAGCTCGTTGCCGTAGTCCGCCGACCACGCGGTATAGCGGAACCGCTGGCTTTCCGGCCGCAGCGCCCGTGCCGCCCAAATTTTCAATGCCTCGTCCCCGCTGACCAGATACGGCTCTCCCCGGCGCAGGGCAAAGCATCCGTTCTCCCAGTCCACGGCCCACTCCCGGAACAGCGGCAGCGCCTCCTCCGGCGCGGTGTCGGGGGCCGTGCCCCAATCGGGAAAGATCATGCGCCCCCACCTCCCACAAAGCCGAGGATCCAAAAGCCCTCCTCGCAGGACAGCAGCGCCAGTTCCCTGCCGATGTCCTCCTCACAGAATACCGTCCCTTGGAGATAAAACAGCCCCTCGGTCAGCGCCGTCCCCCGGACGGTAACGGTCAGCGGCGAAACCGCCGTCAGCGTGCCGAACAGCCCCGCCGGGGCGTCCTTCCGCTCCGGCGTCAGCAGTTCCAGCAGTTCACTGTAAACGTTCATGCCTCAATTCCCTCCAAACTCAGCGACGTGGTAAACACGCCCTTTTCCCAGCGGTGCTCGTGAGCGGTGATGTCATAGACCCCCTCCAACCCCCATTGGGGCCGGTGGGCCTCCACCCGCCCGCCGCACCGAAGGGACAGATCCCCCAGCACCGTCACCCTTGCGGACAGGCTGCGCCGCCGCAGCGCGGCCTTAGCCTGCGCCTGCGGATCGCCGCTCTTTCCCATCACCCGCTGGAACCGTCCGCAGGCGGTGATGTCCCCGGTATTCTGGGCGGCGGCGAGAACACGCCCGTTCCGGCCCGTCACCACGGCCCGGTTCACCATGTTTCCCATGGACGCCCGCCCGGAGACCTCCAGCACCCGCTCCGGCTTCAGGGGAACGGCCCCGCCGCCCCCCTTCGTCACGGTCAGCGCCCCGTCCCGGACGGCGATCTCCCGCCCCTCCCCCACGGCTCTGCGCAGGATGGAGAAGGCGGACTCCCCCGGCCCGGTGACGATGGTTCGATACAGGCCGTCGTCCTCCACGGCCCCCAGCGGAACGCCCAGTTCCCCGGCGATCTTCCCGGCGATCTGCCGTCCCGTCCCGGCGTACACGCCGTACAGCTCGTTCCGGGTCAGATACACCCCCCGGTCATAGGCCGTCAGGGTCACGGTCTCCGGCGTTCGGTCAAGTTCATGGACGCTGCCGAGGAAGATCTCCTTCCCGCCGTCATCCAGCAGCCGCACCACGTCCCCCACCGCCACGGACAGCTTCAAAAAGTAGGTGTCCGCCGGGGCGATGAGCACCGTGGCGGTGAGACACGCCGCCGCCTCGTTCCGGGTCTTGCCCAGCCGCACCGATTCCAGCGCGGGCATGACCATCTGTTGTCCGATCAGCAGTTTCACAGCGTCAGCACCTTTCCAATTTGCAGTTTCCGTGGATTCGTCACGCCGTTTTTGGCGGCGATGCGCCCCCACTTCGTCCCGTCGCCGTAAAAGCGGCAGGCGATGTCCCAAAGGGTGTCCCCTTTTTTGACGGTGTAGGTCTGGGGCGTGACCCGCTCGTCCGTCCGCTTGCGGACAGGTGCGGAGCCGCTCCCGCCGCTCCCCCCGGCCAGAGCCGCCAGCGCCGACTTGAATTTATACTCCCGCAGTGTCACAGTCAGCCCCACGTCCCTGTCCCCCTCCGCCAGCGTCTCGGACACGTCCTCAATAAGGAACGCGTCATTGATGTCGCTGCCGGAGATGATGAGCCGCACGGGGTCTCCCGAATCCTGCCAGCTTTTCAGCATGGCGAGGATACTCTCCGGCTCCTTTCCGTCAAAAAAAGGCGAGTAGGCGCTGGGCAGGAACGTGGTCAGCCTGACCTCCCGCAGACCCCGGCCGCCCCAGATATTCACAGTCCCGCCCATGGCAAGGCTCCGCACCCGGTTCTCATTGGGCCGGGTGACGGTGAGCCGGGCGGGATTGACTGTAAAGTAGATGCGCTCCTCACCGTTGTTGTGCCAAAGCAAAACGGTTCTGGTGTTCATAGAAAACCCCCTATCTCACAGCGGCGGCACGGCGCAGGCCCTCCAGCAGTCCCTCGGCGAACCGCTCCACCGATTCCGACTTCATTTCGTGCACCGTTTCCCGGACTTCCGACTTGTTTTCGTGCAAGCCCCACCGTCTCGCCGCCGCAGATTCCGACTTCGTTTCGTGCGCCGTTTCCTCGACTTCCGACTTCTTTTCGTGCAAGCCCTCCCGTCTCTCTGCCGCAGATTCCGACTTCATTTCGTGCACTGTTTCCCTGACTTCCGACTTCGTTTCGTGCAAGCCCTCCCGTCTCTCCGCCGTCAAATCCGACTTCTTTTCGTGCACCGCTTCTCCGGCTTCCGACTCTGTTTCGTGCAGATTCGACCCTCGCCCGGACACTTCCCCAGCGTTCCCGGGCAGTTCAAAAGGTGCTGAAAACCGGTCATTTTCCTCGGACAACGCAAGATTTTGTGGTACAAAATCGGAAACACCACCCAAGATAGGGTCTGTCCGGTCTGAACCGTCCCCGCCGAAAAACTCATGTGAGACTTGTCCATCTTCTGCCGTACCGTCCGGTTTCTGCACGTCACCAAGTCGGATTTCCGCCTTTTGATCCGCCTTTTTCCGCACGTCAGCAAGTCGGAATTCCCCCGCAACCGGCGCTTTTGCCGCAAAATGAGGCTCATCGTTCCGCACGCCGTCAAGTCGGATTTCCGCCTTTTTCCGCACGTCACCAAGTCGGACTTCCTCGTTTTCCTGCACGCCGTCAAGTCGGATTTCCTTCTCGGACGGCGCATCAACTGCTAAATGTGCCCCGTCCTTCTGCACGTCCTCATGTCGGACTTCCGCGCTTTTTGTCGATGGGCCGTCTCCGTCCGCCGTCACGCCGCTGAGCGCCAGGACCGTCCGTGCGGCGGCCGCCGCTTCCTCGTCGGACACATAGGCCGTCACCTCGGCAGGGGTGAACAGCCGCCCTTCCCTGCGCAAAGTCTCCCCGGCGGTCTGCAAGTCCCGGCAGGCGGCGTAAAGCAGCGCCCGTCCGCCGTCCCGCAGTCCGAGAGCGGCGCACTCTCTGGGCGGCAGGGCCTCCACTGTCACCGTCCCCAGCAGGCCGCATGCCACCTCAGCGGTGCGGCCCCTGCGGGAGACACGCTCCCGCAGGACGTCCGCCAGCGCCATCAGTCAGCGGCCCGGATGCTGTCCAGGCACACCAGATCGGAGGGCCGGAAGGTAAAGGGCAGCTTCTGCTGGTTCACCTCGCCCATCTTGTAGTTCATGAAGGGCAGCTCGGTAAACGCCACGTTGTCGATGCTGTACCGCTCCTCGCCGCCGTCGGCGGCGTCCGGGTCTTTCAGGGCGGTGGTGATGGTGCAGCGCTTGTCAAGGCCCCGCTTGGCCTGTTCCAGCACCTCGTAGAACCGGGTGTAGACCTGCTTGAGAGTCATGGTACCCTCTCCGGCGTAGCCGGTGATCTTGGAATCCACGTCCATGCCGAACTGGACTTTCTCCCGCTGAACCTTGACGGTCAGCGTCAGCTGGGACAGCTCGGCAATGCGCGCGCCGTCCACCCAGACCTCGGCAAAGGAGCCGGAGAGGGTGCGGTTTGCCTGTAAATTACTCATACGTTCCTCCTATTTCACGTTCGTCCGATGGGTTACATGGAGATGACCAGCGCCAGATCCTCCATGGCGTCGCAGAAGGTCAGCTTGGCCTCCAGAAACACCTGACTGCCGGTGTTGGCCTTCAGAATGTCGGTGTCCGTCATCTCGGAGGTGTCCGTGCCTCTGGATTCCAGATAGCTTCTCTGCCCGGACAGAGACACAAAGCACCGGTTGTCGGCGGTCTTGTCCAGCACATCCCCCTCCAGCCCCTTGAGATAGGCGTTGATGGCCGTCACCAGCAGCAGCTTGTTGTCG